TTCTTTCTCTTTTCCAGCGCCGTTGTGGCGCTGCTTACTTGCTAACACTATACGAAATCGTTCACAAAGTGCAATACCTCTTTTTGAAATTATTTACAACAAAACAGCAGAATCTTTTCAGCTCGGCATGGCGCCTGCTTAGCCGCCAAACGCAGTGCTGCGGCGAACGTCCTCACCAAACACGCTCTAATAGCCAGCTGCGCATGGTTATGTGGCAAATAGGAATTCGGCTATGTTGATATTGAAAGGAAAAACAAGTGCGAGAGACCTTAATTGTGCGGCCCGTTTTTCTCATTTCTTTTGAATTATTTTACCGTCGCCGGCGAAGTCGGCACGGGAACTGTTTCACCGTCTTGTCCGTAGTAACCGCTAAATGTGAAAAAGTTCAAAGTCGGCATGAGAATTGTTGGCTTGAGATTTAGCTTGAGCGCCACGCAAATAGTTTTTCCGTATGCACACTGCGGAGAACCTATTCGCCTGTCTTCCAGCACTGTCTGGCTCAATCTCGCATTTAGGAGAGACACCAATCTCCGTTTTGTGGCCTAGGAAAATCTTTTCACAAAAAAAGCAAAGTCGGCATGGCATGTGCTTTGACTATTTTCACCTCTTTTGCACAATTTTGGGTCGTCGGCATGAAAATAATTGCTTTGAGATTTGGCGGCTGTCGCATTTGTTTTTCGTTTCCGTATGCACACCACGGAGAAGTGATTCGCCACATAACCAAGGGAGACTGGCTCAATCTCGCATTTAGGTGAATGTCGTCAACCGCACTTGCTCGACCGTCAAAAATAGTTTGAACTATTTTACCTCTTTTCGGCAAGTCGGCATGAGAAAAGTTGGTGCGACAGTTTGGAGATCTCGCATTTGTTTTCCAATTCCGTATGCACACTGCGGTGAAGTAAATCACCAAACAACCCGCACGAGCTGGCTCAATCTCGCATTATCAGAGAAACGCCGGCGCGGTAAGTAAAGCCGGCCGGCGCACTACAGACACAAGGGCGAAGAGAGGCGCCGTGTGTCAAATTGGGGTTACACTTTGGACGAAGACGATCTCAGTGCGAGCGCACTTGGCCGCCGGATCGCCGTTCCAGAATTGCTCGTAACGAGCTTTGATTTGTAGCACGTTCTCGCATCCGCGGAACAACACATTGGTCTTTGTGTCAATTTCCTCGGCGCGGGAATTTGCTAACGGTGCCCCCGTAGTAGGGTGGAACGCTTGGGCCATGACGATGAATTTCATAATTGTGTGCGCTTGTTGTTTGCGTTGTGTGTCGGTTAGGCGACGACCGCAGCGGATTTGAACGATGCTTTCAAATCGGCCTGGGCTTGTTTGTGCGCTGCCAGGAGGGAATAGTATTCCGTCCACTGCGCAACTGTAAAGGCCTCACTTCCGATTTGCACACGGCCATCCTCTAAGGCGATGAACGCAGTGTTGTAGGTAGTCCGCCCCTTCATCCACCCATGCTTGTGGTAAAAACTTTCGCCGGAATTGTAGTAACTATGTCCCACCAATTTGCAAAAGTCGGGATTTTGTTTGATGAATCCCGCGGTGCGAGCTTCGGCCGTTTGCTTGGCGTTTGCCTTGGCAGCCTCAGCTTTGGCTGCTTCAACCAAGATATTGAGTTTGGCCTTTGCGCGGTCCAATTGCGCTGCGGTAATGCCCATTTTCGTGCCAGTGCCGACTGTGACGTATTGGCGTGAGGACGCGTCCCACCTGTTGCCAAAATACAACTTCCAGCCCGTGTGTTGTCCGGAACTCCATTTAGTGCTTCCAGTATAAACAGCGTCAAATTCAGCGTAGATGCCGAGCACCTTCGAGCCGTCTGTATTTGGATCGAGCCAGCGCAGAACGGCGAGCTTGTCTTTTTCCAATTGCGCAACGGCGGCAGCCGCCTCGGCTTGACGTTTCTCATAAGCCAATTGTTCATCCGTCGGCTCCCAGGCTTCCGACAAGCCCAAGTCGATTTCGGCTTGGATAGTTGCGTTGTGTGCTGCGCATTCCTGTGACGATTTTCTGACTTTCATTTTGTTCTCTTTCTCTTTTTTGCACTGCGTTTTGCAGTGCTTACTTGCTAACACTATACGAAAAGATTCAGACATTACAACAAATCTTTTTGAAATTATTTACAAGGAAAAGCATGAATCTTTTCTGTTCGGCATGAAATTTGTTGGCTTGAGATTTGGCACGAGACGCTGGAAGAGCCGACAATAGTATGCACACTGCGGAGAACGCATTCTCCATTTCTCTGCGCGACGTTTGGATCTCTCGCATTTGTGGTGAAATCCTTAGCCAAACAACTGCGTTTCCAGCTGCTTTTATTAACTTTTTCGCAAATAATCCTTGCAAAGTGTGAAAATTTTCGTATAGTGTTAGCAAGTAAGCACTGCAAAACGCAGTGCGCAGCAAAAAGAGAGCAAAATATGTCACCCGAAATGGAAGCACTGCTGGAGGAAGTAAAACAAATGGACGCCGGTGAGATCGAGACGCTGGTGGATGTCATCGCTGCTATTGCAAAAGACGCGGCGGATTTTGAACCCACCAAACCCGACCCGGCTTGGTTAATGGCAGCACACCATCTCCGCCAAGCCAAACTTGCCATTTCCGGCCGCAAAGGAAACTAATTTATGACACGCACTACTCCAAACCCCGAGGAACTGGCGGCGCTTAAAAAGAACATTCCGCCAACGCACACAATTAAACACTGCGCAGTGTCCGAACTGGGCCGCGGGATTTTGCTAACTTTTTGGGCCGAAGCCCGCAAACCCGCGAGAGATTGCGATTACGAAGGCGTTGCGTGGTATGTCGAAGACGACAATATAATCGAGTGGATTCACCGCTGCTCCTAAGCTATGCAAGCGCAACACTGCGCACAAACGGAAACGGATAGAAACCCGCGCCGGCAAATTGCGCTGGCGCGGGGACTGGAATTCGGACGCGTCTCACGCACGGTAGCGAGATCGCATCCGTAAGCTCAACCCAGGTTGGTTGTTGGGCGGGTATTGTCCTGCGAGAGAACCCAAAGATCGCGGTTCTGTATAGCCCAAGCCCTCGCAGAGATTGGCAAGATCTCGCGCCCGCGTGATAGTCACGCAGTAGGGCGGCTGGAGGGTAGTGGGTGCGAGAGATCCAGCGACAATAGCCTGCATATCGCATCGCATCATCGCGTGATGATCACGCAGAGGTGAGGACGGTCAGAGCAGGTTGGCGAAGGACCGCGAACGAGATACTTTGAGAGGCTTTGAGAAACTTTGAGAGGTTTAGAGAACGAGATACTTTGAAGGACTTTAGAAACAATTCACAGATAATAAAGAAAGAAGCACCACATGAAAGAAATCATTAAAAAACAACCGCCTCACTATATTTCCGGGAATGATGTTGACGCCGGAGGACATCCGCAGCCTTCATATTGGAGGCAATTTTTGTTTTGTAGCGACGGCTCTGTTGTTACAGGAATCGGAGCCACTGCGGAAGAATCCGAAAAACAAGCATCTGATCGACAAAAGGAAAAAGAAGAGCTACTATCCAAGACACCCTACGACCAACTAATCGCCATCTATGACACAATCAAAGAAGAACGTCGATCACCCTACCCTCAAGAAGAAAAACAAATGGTGATGCTAATTGTCGCAGTTCTGCGAGAGTCCCGTGTGCCGCAGAAATCGTTCTAATTCTCGTTCTAATTCCAAATTCAGTTTTGAATCGAAATCGTTCTAATTCTAATTCTAATTCCAAAATGAAAACCACAATCAGTCTCATCCTAATCCTGTTCACAGTTCACATCGCCCGCGCCGGCCACCCAGACCCAGAACGCATGGCCGATTCTATCTACTGGGCGGAGGGCGGACCCAAAGCGAAAGTCCCCTACGGTGTCCTGTCCATCAAAGTCGCGAACGCTGCGGAGGCCCGGAAGATCACGATCAACTCCATCAACAACAATTGGAAGCGATGGGAGAAGGCCGGCAAGCCGGCGACATTCATTCACTTTATGGCCGACCGTTGGTGCCCACCTTCCGCAGATCCGCAAGGAAACAAGAACTGGAAGAAGAATGTGACACTGCTCTACAACTCTAAAACGCTCCAGCCCGCCGCTTCGGCTTCACGGCCGCGAGGTAGTTGAAAGCACTGCTGGTGGCGTCAACTTGATCCTTGTATTTTGAATGAGGAAAGAATCGCAGCTCGCTGATGTAGTCACGCGTCCACGGCTTATTCAGGCAGTAGACATTTCCGCCGCCCACTTGTGAACTGAATGGATAGGCACGGCTTTCCTTGTCACCAGTAGGATGAAACGTGATGACGCGATAGCCCATCAAGTTGCGCACCGTTTCTTCGCCTGACTCCTTACCGCCAGAGCCGCCTTCAATTTCAATTAGGATTGGACAACCAATGCCGTCAATCCTAGCACACTGTTTGATGGTTCGTTCACGTTCGATTGATCCCCACTGCCCGCGCACGACGTCAAGGATCACGACTTGATTAGAACGAGTGAAGCCCATCTCCACGCCGACGGAATAAGCACCGCCGTCTTTGGTGCCGGCCTTGTCCCATGCTCGCACCCGCTTCACAATCACATCCGGCGGCGCTTGCACGATCTGGATCTTGTCGGTTTGGATCTGTCCGCCACCCAGCGGCACCGGGTCCTGGAGGATCTGACTGGAATAGCCGTAGGCGCCCAGATCCTTTTCCATCTTCTCCAGGACGACCTTTGGCAATCTCACTGGATCTAGCAGTCCGTCCTTGTAGAACTGCTCTAACTCTGCGGGAGCCACCTTGATCGTGGACTCTGTGCGAATCTCGCCCGGCAGACAGATGTGTTTAATGCTCTTTCCGCGGGCCGGGTCTAGCAACTCACCGGAAGGATCGCTCTGATGCAGACGCTGCTGGACAACAATCATCGTCGTGACGAGCTTATCAACTTTCCGTGACGGAAGTGTCGTGTCCATGAACCGGTTTACGGCACGCAACTCAGCTTCTGAATACGACTGCTCAGGATCTAGCGGATCGTCCACCAGGAGGAAATGGCCGTGCTCACCTGTAATTTGACCGCCTAAGCCGGCGGACAGACGATAGCCGCGCAGTTTGTTTTTGAACAGCCCCTTCGTGTTCAAGTCTTCGCGCAGAGTGATCTGAGGAAAACACTTTTGGTAGAGTTCACACTCGACAATGTCACGCATCCGCAACGCATCCTTCAGCGCGACACGTTCAGCGTAGGAGACACAAATGAACTGAGCTTCCGGCATCCGCGTCCAGACCCAAGCTGGAAACATCTGTGAAATGATTGTGGACTTGGACGAACCGGGAGGCACGTTGACGACAGTGTCGTGCGGATTCGGAATTCGTTTGAACACCCGTTCGGCAATAGCTTGAAGCTCGTCACACAGATACTTGATGTGCCAGTTAGGGACGAGGGGTTCGTCAATAATCTGTTTCCAGAACTCCAAGAAGAATTCGTAGAAGGAATCACGAGTGATGGACGCGACCATCTGATGCTCGTTCAATATCATACTTCAACCAGTTCGGCTTCAGTGTTAGCGGGCAGGGCTTTGGCCGTTGCTGGATTCAACTTAGCCTGCCGCACCCGCATAGCCTGGAGGATCTTCTTCCGCGTCTCAATGTCAAGCTCAAGATCGTCAATCGAGAACTGCGCCGTCTCCACCCGCCCGCTATGCTCCAACTGAATCTTTTCGTTGTAACCGCGGTCAGCGTTGAAGGTCTTGTTCGCGAAGATGATTGCCGCCGGATGTTTTTCTTCGATGAGTCCGACCAGTGATTTCTCAAAGAAGTTTTTCTTGTGCCACTGGATTTCTTCGATCAGCTGGCGGAAGCCTAAGTCGTTCACGCGCCAGTTTTCTAACTGAGTGCGCGACAGGCAAATCATCTGCAACGCAGTGGACACATCAAACGACGAACGCACCAAGGCGTGGATGAACAGCTCTTGGATGAGGCGGACGGGTTTGTTTTGAAGGATTTCGTTTACTTTCTCGAAGGCACCTTCACCGTCATCCCAGAAGCGAATGCGGTCCCAGGTCTCTTGCGCTTCGGCCGAAAGGCGATTGAAGACGTAACCGCTGAAGGAACTGCGGTTGCCACGACGTGACTCAGCCAGCTCCCGCGCGGACTTCATATCCGGCACGTCGTTTGACCAGCGCCGGACGGTTTCCAGTGTCACGTCCATCGCCGCGGCAACCTTGCCGGGCGACTCATCCCGCAACCACGCATCATACCAATCTAGGATGGTGCGGAGCGGAATGTCATCTTTCTTGCGAATTCCCTTGCCCATGATTCATAAGACTAAGACAAGGGACAGGGACTGTAAAGGGCTGAATTGTCAGACGAGAGTCGGAAGCTTCTTTCTACCTACCGCCTTCATACTCCGTGCCAGTGTGCCGTAATGACAGGGCCTGGCTTCTGTCCAACCGTCCACTTCATCGAACAACAAACCGCCCGCTTGGACTTTCTGATCACCGTAGACCCTCTCATAGTCTTGGGGTAAGGCTAAGGAGGGCTCTGGTCGTGTGTGTTGCATATTTAACCGACACGACGTTTGAGTTCTTCCGCCACGTAGTTCGCCTTCTCGCGCTGCTGGCGGTTAGCGGGCGCACGGCCCACCGTGAAAGGAATGAAGCGTGACCAGCAACAGGGACAGACAAATTCGTCCTTCCGCTTTTCTTTCATGTGAACCGAACACAACGGACAATCAAGTTTTGCTGCCATGGTGTATTGTCTTGAAAAGTTCACAGCCGCGCCACGCGGCGCAACAGGCGCAGCTCTTTAGGACTAGCACTGCCTGGATCCTTGGCGTCCAGTTGGATGTTCTCGGTGGTTCCTGGAAAGCACGAAAGCTGACTGGCTAAGTCCTCCGCCCGTTGCTGAGCCTCCGGAGAGGAGTCAAAGCAGATGTAGCGATTAGGAATGTCCACCAGCCGGCGCACCTGCGCTGATGAAAAGGCCGTGCCAAATGTCGCGCCCGCGCCCGGTCCTACGGCCCAGGCGTCAGTGGGACCCTCGACAACCACAACGGAGTGGTGACACATATCCGCGCCGTAGATCACCTCTTTGTGACTTTTGGACTCTTCCTGGGCACTGGCGGAGATGTATCGCTGGACGACCTTGTCGCCCGTCGCACGAGTGGTCCAGCTGACTTGTCGATTCCGTTCAAAGATAGGAATGTAAAGCCGCCACGCTAAACGCGGAGCGATGCCGATTCCTTTGACGCCCCAGACTGATTCCATGCGATCCGGATCAAAGCCGCGCTCTAGCAGATATCGGCGGTGTTTCGGCAAAAGAGGACCGATACCGGCCGGAACCACCAGCGAGACTCTGGATCTCTCGCGCGAGACGACTGTTTCCGTGTCAACACTGCGGAGGAATTCGTCTATTGAGACACTGGAAGCGCCCAGGGCTCGCAGGACCTTCGGAACGAACAGACCGCCGCAGCGCCAGCAATTGAAGTGACGTGAATTGAGGTTAAAGCCGAGGTGGTATTTGGAAGAGCCCGGACCGCAGAAGGGACAATCAATCTGCGACCATCCCGGCCGGCAGTGCTTGTGACCTTCCATCAAAAAAGGGACCCTAAGCTCTATCATCAACTCCTCAAAAGTCACAGCTCAACCTTCCTTCGTAAACTGCCCGCCGCACTCACCCAGAAGCGACTCGACCTCACGCTTGCAGGCCGACTCAATACGATCCGCGCGATCCTCCACCATGTCATCCCCATTTCCCTTGCGGAAGAATTCAATCTGGCACTGGCGCGAACCCGCTCGTTTGATGACGACTTTGAGAGTAACTTCGTTAGCCATAGGTCAATCTTTCAACTGCGCATAGGCCCTCATGAACTCTATGATCACGTCACGCATGGGCTTGGCGCGGCGGGCGCAGGCGGCTTTGAATTCCGACTTAGTGGTCTGCGGAACCCCCTCTACCAAGAGGCGTCCAGTGTGCCGCGGAATCGTTTGATCCGCCGGCGTGGATGATATTTTTGAACGATGTCCCATAGTCACTTCCTTTTCATTTCACGCAACAATTCTTCAAAGATGTCGAAGTCCTCGACATCACGGTCGCCGTTAAGGACAGCATCTAGCACTTCGGCCTTTTGTTGCAACACTTTTATCAGGCGCTCTTCAATCGTGCGCAGTGCTGCGAGGTAAAAGATGGTCACTTTTCGCTTCTGACCGAAGCGATGCACACGGTCCTCACCCTGGAACAGATCACCGGGAGTCCACGGCAAGTCGAGTGCCGCGAAGTAGCGAGCGGCTGTCAGCGTAATGCCGACGCCGGCGGCTTTCCAGTTGCCCAACAGGAGCCGGCGACGCGGACTGCTTTGAAAGGCGCGGATGGTGTCGGTGCGAGCTTTACCTGTCACACGACCGTCCACTACCAACGCGAGCGGAAACCTCTCTTTCAAGTAATCAATCACGAAAGTGTGCATGGTGAACGCGACCAGCTTTTCCTCCGGATGGTTTTCGAGAAAGTCCGCCACCCACTTTGCCGTCCACTCTACTTTCAACTCAGCAATCAGGCGCAACAGGTATCCCACCTTGGTCAAGCCTGGGCTCTTTTTAGCTTTCAGCGCCCGCGACAGCGACTTAGTGCGCAACCACTCGAGGAAGTTGGACTGGGCGCGGTTGTATTCTTCATAGGAAGGCAGTTTGTAAGAAATCATCTGCCGGGTCTTAGGCGGCAGGTCAGGCATCACATCTTTCTTCAGCCGGCGGATCATCAGCTCGCTGCGCAAGGTGCGGTTCAGTTCCTTGATGTTGCTCGCGCCCGTGTATTGCCACCCCCATGGAGTATATCGCGGCTTGCAATAGCGCCACACGAACTTCTCGAAAGAGGGAAAGATGTCCGGGCGGAGTATCTTCAAAGTAGGCCACAGCTCAACAGGACGATTCACAAGCGGCGTACCGCTCAATCCGATTTTGGAAGCTGGACCACGCGACAGTTTGATAGCCGCTTTGGTCCGCTGCGCCGTGAGCGACTTGCAATAATGAATCTCGTCGTAGATCACACACTGCGGCTTCAGCTTCTGCAAGAAGGGCAGCCACTTGGCCAGGATCTCGTAATTGATGATGAAGATGTCTCCTTGCGGCACCTTTGAAGGGGAAAGGCCTTCCAGGACTGTGGCGTGGAGATTGAAATGGAGGGCGGCTTCCGCTTGCCAAGTCCATTTCATTACGGCCGGGCAGACGATGACCACGGGCCGGCGTTTGGGGATTTTGGTAATCCAAAACAGGGACTGGACAGTCTTACCCAGACCCTGTTCATCGGCCAGAAGGGCCACGCCACCAAACGAGTAGATGGCGCGGACCCCTTCTAGTTGGAACGGACGAAGTTCAGTCATGCGACGCAGTAGCCTGCATTGCCGCGCAGGCGGAGGCGGATCTCTTCGGAGGCACGCTCAAGAACGGTGCGCTCAATTCCACGGTCTTCGAGATAAGTTTTCACTCGGTTCAATAGCTGCTTGGCTTGCACGGGCTCCTTCGTCGGCAACAGGTCCGCCGGCGTTTCGATGAGCAAGGATATGATCTCCTTAGCCTCCGTGGAAAGGTCATCAAACAATTCCAGCGACACGGCCCGTTCCGGAGGAGCTTCACCGCAAAGCTCTTCTTTCATTTCGACGAAGTGCAACGGGTCCTTGGATCCTTTGATCACCAGGTCTTTCAATTTACACCAGATCCAGTAGTAGCACCAGGTGGTGAATTTTGTCTTGCGGCCAGGCTTGTAGTCGTAACAGGCTTTCACGAAAGCAAAGTAGGCCTCACTTTTGGCTTCCTCGAACGTGATGGGGTAGGTTTGGGAGAAGCGCCAGGAGAGGTCGTAAATCATTTTCTCAACTTCCGGCAACGCGGTTTCTGGATCAATAACAGGCAGGAGTGTGTTCATTTTTTGTGGCATATGGTTTTGTAGGTTCTACAGTTCAGGCTCAATACTAAGCGGACGTCGTCGGCGGGCAAGTGTTCTTTTTAATGTCGGCAAAAATTTCGTCGAGGACCTTGAAAAATCCTTCACCTTTTGATGTGATGGTGAGTAAGAAGTTGTTTTCTTCAATGTGACCGTTGGTCTTGAGAGTTTCGATAACACGGGTCCACTGGTCGAAGTTGAGTTGGTCCATCAGTTGGGCATACAAGTGACCGTTGGGCACACCTCCCATGGGGCTGAGCGGATTCGCTTTGGCGGTGTTTAGGGCGGTCAGGATCACCCAAAAGGCGGCGGCGATTTGTGTTTTTGTCATGTTCTTTCTTTCTTTGGTTAGTTGTTCTTTTTGCGTCCGCACAATACTTGAACCATCGCCAAGCAGCGGACGGGGCGCTTGGCGGAAGCTTTCACCACAACCTGTTTCATACCGCGTTGAAGTGTGACGTTTTCAGTCAAGATGACGATTGTCCGACCGTCTGAGCCGAGCTTACGGTCCGGTGCGGACACAAGACGGCTACCAAGAACCCGCGACCCGTTATCGAGATCGAGCAGTTCTTCGTAAAACCCTTCAACAACATACGGGCAGGTCTCACTGTCGAAATATTCGTTTTTGAATTGCATATCGTTCCTAACTTCAACATGACTATATGGCAAAATTCACAAAGGGCAAGAAATCTTTTGAATTATTTTACCTCACCACGAACCACAAAAAGAGCGGGCTGGTTGAACGTCCAGCCCGCTTGTCCCGACATGCCACCAAATTACAATTTCCAATTCTTGCGCACCAGGTCCTCCACTGTCGGCGAACCCGGACCGTAGGGGGTAGGATCGGCGACGCCAGCCAGATAAAAAGCCTCGCGGCGCTCAATGCAGGTGCCACACTGGCCGCAGTGGAAGACCCAGCCCTGGTAACAGGACCATGTCCGCCGGAAGTCTACGTCCAGCTCGTCACCGAGCTTCACGACATCCGCTTTGGTCTTGTTGATGAAGGGCCGGAAGATCTCAACTTCGTGCCAGTCGCACAAATGAGCCGCAGCATTCAGGGCGTCGACAAACTCACTGCGACAGTCTGGGTAGATCGCGTGATCGCCGGCGTGAGCGCCATAAGACACCCCAGCTGCCTTATGTGTAACGGCCAAGCCCAAAGCCACTGAGAGCAAAATCATGTTGCGGTTCGGCACAACGGTGGCCTTCATGGTCTCCTGCTCGTAATGGCCGAGCGGGACGGCCACATTCGGATCAGTCTGTGAAGAACCTGTGAATAACCGCCCCACGGACGACAAGTCCACAATTTCGTGGCGGACGCCGGCTTCCTCGCACTGAAGACGGGCATACTGAAGCTCTTTCTTGTGCCGCTGACTGTAGTCGACGGACAAGGCGATGACTTCATCGTTTCGATGGAGGTGATGGTGGAGCAGGACTGAGGAGTCAAGTCCACCCGAAAGGACGACAATGATTTTGCTCATAAATTATTTGCGGAACGTAGAACGGAAGCCGCCGTCCACTGCTTTGCTAAGGGACGCCCGGCCAATGATGGAGATACCACCGCGGGACTTTTGCGTGACGCTGACGTCAATGGACACAGGCTTCATCGCAGCAAACAGGTCCTTGGCAATGATGTCCGCGAACGCTTCGCAGAAGTGGCCCTTGTTCCGGAAGGTGTGCAAATAGAGCTTGAGCGACTTGGACTCAACACAAAGGCGGTCAGGGCTGTAATCGATGACCACCTTATACCAATCCGGCTGATTAGTGACCGGACAGAGCGCCGTCACTTCATCACTCTCACAAGTAATGATGGAGGCGTGCGAAGGGGCTTTGAAGGTTTCCAGGCCGAAGTAGGCACTGCCTTTCTTTCCGAGCGATTTTAGTTTCAAGTTGCGCATGTCAATTCCATTATCTGTTTGGGCTTTAGGCGCGCCAAAAAATCATCCAACCGCCACGACACAAAACGGACGTGGCGCTGGCTAGGACTGTCGAGCTGGTTGATGGCGAGCGAATAACGAATGCACGGAGTCTTGAACAGTCCCGGCACTTCTGTGAATCTTCTCATCACAAGCAGGTCAGCATAAACCATCGCCACTTTATGGTCGCGCCGACAGATCAGCAGCCACCCAAGGCTGCCGGCCATCTCATGTGAACGGATGGCTTGGCAGAGGGCGCCTTCAAACGGACGGAGGGCCTTGCTCGGAGGAGCTTCGAGCAGATCGGCCGGATAGCCGTAAGTGGACCCACGCTTCAGCTCAATTGTGAAGAGTTTGATAAGGGGAGTTCCAATTGGGTCCACAACGGCAATGTCACCGTAGGAGCCGTAGGTGGTTTTTCCTTGCTTGGCGCGCTCGGTCGCTCGGCCCCCGCTCTGCGACGAACGCCAAAAAACGTCGTCACGCGGGCCGCCAGGGAGATCCGCAGTCCACCAAGTCGAGAGTTTCTTGCATATTTCTCTTTCAAAGTCTCCTCCTTTTGCGGCTTTACCCATATCAGTGTTGTTTTCGGGTAGCGACAGGCATTCGGCCGGCCAATGATCGCATCCCCAGGTTATCGCACACGGCCAGCCAGTTCTTCTTGGATATCTCGTCCTCTTGCAGGTTGGGTGTAGGACAGTCCTCGAAAGGCAACTGGACCAGTCTACGGTTGCGACGCACCATAGCCTTGCCTTCCTCTGACGTGATGGCTTGATAGGCCTTGGACTCGGCTTTGAGTTCGCCGCGCAGATACTTGACTGCGGTGGCTTCACCCACTCCGCGGATGCCTTCGACTTCATCGCTGGAACACCCGGCAATGGCCTTTACCACCGCCCACTGCGAAGGACGCAACTTGAACTCACGCTCAAACCACTCATCAGTCACCAGGCGCTTGGCGCTGGGCGAGTAGATGGAGACGTTAGGCTTCAGGCACTGGTAGAGATCCTGGTCGGCGGTAACTAAAATGACGTCCTGCTCTTCCGGCTGGGTGCGGGCAATCTGCGCCATGATGTCGTCGCTCTCCATACCGCGGAAACTGAAGACATTCTTGAATCCGATCTCTGGAAGATAGCGATTGCGCAGTTCACTGATCTGGATGCACAAGTTGGAGTAGGCTTCCTTCTCCTTCTCAGTCTTTTCTTTGGTGTGGCGTTTGATCTTGTAGGTCGGGTAGACCGTCCGCCGGAAAAGGACCGGGTGCTCAAAGCAAAACGCGACCCGGTCTGTTTGGAACTCATCCTTGAGGAAAGTGATGGACTTGAGGAAGCTGAACACCACGCCTGTCGGCTTGCTATTCCAGGTCAAGTCTTTCGAGGAATGGAACGCTCGATGGCATAAATAGTGAGTATCAAGAACCAACCACGGTTGTGCCATATACTCCTTCCTCCGGGAAATTAAGACAAGCAAACTCCCCGAAATGTTTCTTCGCAAAGGCATCGTAGGCCCTAGCTGCGTCTATTTCTTCTTTGAAAATACCTAGATAGATTTGTTTTCGATTGATAACTACGTGGGCCGTGAACTTCTTCCGTTCCTTAAAGAAGAACACCCCTTTATATTTACTGGACCCTCCACGCGGTTTTTGGTTCCGGTGATTTTGCTGATGGGAGCTCTTCCTTATGTTGTGACGTTGATTGTCGAGTCCGTTGTGGTTCCTGTGATCCACCTTCACTTTAGGATCAGTCACTCCTAAAATATCGCGGTGCATGTAGCGCCATTTCTGAACCCCATCGACCCGAAGAGTCCTTGAAGCATATACCACATTCTTTCTCACATCAGCTTGCCAACTGAACTGATTGAGGTAATCATAGTCGTCGGCGTCAACAAGAGCGACGTAGCCACGAGTCAATTCAATAGTGCGCCAGGGCTGACTCATGCTTCCCGCCTCTTTCGTTCATACTCCTGTTTGATCCAAAGGTAGGTTTCAGTCAAACCCTCAATCAAGCTCGTAGAAGGTTCCCAGCCCAGCATGGACTTGATGAACGTGTTGTCGCTGTTTCGACCAGCCACTCCTTTCGGCGCGGTGATGTCATACTTCCGCATCAAAGAAGAACCGGAAATGGACTCAACCTTGTCCACTAATTGGTTGATGGAAACCAGCTCACTAGAACCGAGGTTAATGGGGACACCTCGCAGCTGATTGCAGGAAACAATTCGCTCAATTCCTTCCAGGCAGTCTTTGATGAACATGAAGGAGCGGGTCTGTTCACCGTCACCCCAGATGGTGATGGGCTGGCCGCGGTCGATTCCTTCAAGCACCTTGCGACAAATCGCAGCAGGAGCCTTCTCGCGTCCACCGTCCCAGGTGCCGTGCGGACCATACACATTGTGGAAGCGGGCGATGTAAGTAGCCAGGCCGCACTCGGCCCAATATTCCTGGCATACTATTTCACTGAAAAGCTTCTCCCATCCGTAGCCGCGCTCGGCTTTGGCTGGGTAGTCATCAGTCTCCTTCAATGCGACGACGTTCGGATTCTTTTGGAGGTCCGTATTGTAGACGCAGGCGGAGGAGGCGTAGAAGTATTTAGACACCTTGGACTGAGCGGCGGCTTCAATCAGGTGGGTGTTGATGAGCACGGAACGGAGACACTCAACGCGATGGGTTTCGATAAAACCCATTCCGCCCATGTCGGCGGCGAGGTTGTAGACCGTGTCACAACTTCTGACAGAGAATTCACAATTACCAGGCTGAGACAAATCCATGCAATGGTTCATGGCCGGATGGACTTGATACCACTGGTCGAGCGGTTTGATGTCCACGGCCCGCACATGCAGACCCTTATCCATGAGATGTTTGACAAGATGACCTCCGATGAACCCACCGGCGCCTGCGACAAGAACGAGCGATTGTTTCATAACGGTAACTCTTTCACCTTACTGTCTTTGAACAACTCGCACAAGTAAAGAGCGAGTGTCTTGATTCGGCCAGGGACGGAACGGATGTTTGCTTTCGCATACTGCTTGAGGATGGCCCCACCTCCGCCGTATTCGACCTCTTCCTGCACCAGGCGGTCGTAAGTAGCATCAGACACCATGTCCGGCTGATCCTGGTAGACGAAATGGATATACCGCAACGCCAGCACGACATCCATCGTCGGGGCGAACTGCTTCGTCTGCGAGATGCGGGCCTTGCGTTCAAAATCAGGATTGACCTCCTCCACTTTCCGGCAGAGGATTTTCGCGGTCACGCGGGGATCAATTCCCAGTTCCTTGTGCCGGCGGATGAAATCAAGCTCGTTCGGAGTCATCCGCATCCCCGTTCGATTGATACGCTGGACGGGTTGATACTTTTCCGCACGGCCACGAATGTCTTCGCTGTCGGGTTTGCGGTAGTTGTCTTTGAGCTTGTTCAGGATGGAGTTTTGAAACGCCCGCGAGCTCTGTTTATATTTCCGCCCCAGCTCTTTCGGATGGGCTCCTGCGAAGTATTCGTCGAGCGCCTTATCGCGCTCAACCTTTTCCCATTTTTCGCCGGCGTAAGGATTACTGATCTCCGCATCTGAAAACAAGCCGCTCATACGATAGAAAAATTCATGTGTTCGGAAAAGCAGTAGACACCCAATGGGGAGAAAGTCCACCTACCATCCCCAGAAATACGGGCTGGCCATTGTTGAGACGGACTAAGTCCTCAGCATCAGGCTTCCAGGCCACGATCACCACTCGAGCCCCGTCCATTCCTCCTTCTTTATACTCACCCACAAAAGCAGGAATCGGCTGAATTTGTGAAACATCATACCCAGGGGGCGGACCGAAAACCGTGTTCTGTTGTGGAAAAGAAGTTGGGCTCATTCATACCTCCGTTTCCGCTGCGGCAGGCACTCTTTCTCAACCTCCTGCCAGACCTTGGCGGTGATGCTGCGGACCTTTTGCTCAAGCCCTTCCTCCTCGATGAAGCTGACAATTTGGTTGCGGGAGCCCTCAATCATGATGTCGTGGGCGTCAATGATGACTGACTTCTTCTTTTTTGAAGAGTCGCCTCCTTTGTCCTTTTCTTCTTCTTGTGGTTTTGACTTCACTTTCCAGTGGTTTTCACTGATCAAGTAATCCACACACGAACCAATGTCGTCGATTCCTAGGTTGTAGTAGATGGGGATGATGACGGCGCGATCTTTGCCGACTTTGCCAGTGACTCGGTTTTTCTTTACCTCTGCCAGGCACTTTACGCCGACCGTCCGTTCCTTGCCACGAACCGTTTTCTTGATCTTGCCGGCCACCGAAGTCCAAATCTCCAAGTTGGCGTAGAACCGCAGTGCCCGACCACCGCTGCGGGTTTTAGTTTCAAACCCAAATCCAAGATTGTCGCGAGTTTGTCCAATGATGATCAAAATGGAGCCGCTCTTTTTCAATGCTCCGACCACCCGGCGCAGGTTCTCACTGTGATACTTGGCCTTGCCGTCACCGTAGGAGCCAGCAGAGTCCTCACCCTCCTGCGTCGCTTTCTTGTGCGCGGAGAACTTTTTCGCAGACGCTGTAGACACCAAAGAGTCCTGCGAGTCCAAAATGTAAATGAATGGACGACCGTCTTTCAGGGCGTCATCTAAATGGAAGTAGAACGACTCAACCGTATCGCTGAACACGGGAGTCTTTCCTTTCAGTCTTGGCGGTTCCATCCGGCGCGCCACTTCCTTTCCAAAGTAGTATTCAACGTCCATCAGGGCGCCGCCTTCGACGTCATCGAAGATGAAGCGATAGTTTTTGAAGTCCTTGTTCAAAGTAGCCTCGGCCAGGCACGTCATGGACAACCAGGTCTTGCCTGAAGTCGAGTCACCTACCAGGTAAAAGTAGCCTCCTTTGGAGAAGCCACAATCATCCGAGTCTGTGCAGGCTAGGTTCAAAAGGGTGCTCCCTGTCGAGAGAGCACCCTTGTGGAAGGGGGTAGGACCCTTCCCTAGCAACATTTCCTTGAGGGCTTCAGCTTTCACTTTTTCTTCTTGGCGGGCTTCTCGTCGAAGTCATCCCAGTCGTCATCGGCCGGCGCGGGCTTCTTTTTCTTGGCGGGCTTTTCATCCTCCTCCTCGTCCTCCTCATCAATCTGCTTCTTGGTTTTGATGCGGGGCTTCTCGTCCTCCTCGTCCTCGTCCTCGTCCTCGTCCTCGTCTTCATCGACAGGCGCCGACTTTTTCTTGACGGGCTTCTCGTCCTCCTCGTCCTCGTCTTCATCCTCGACAGGAGCCGACTTTTTCTTGACAACGGGCTTTTCGTCTTCGTCATCTTCGTCGTCATCAACGGGTGGGGCTTTTTTCTTGACGACAGGCTTTTCGTCCTCCTCATCATCCTCGTCCTCGTCGACGGGCGCGGCTTTCTTCTTGACAGGCTTTTCGTCTTCGTCATCTTCGTCGTCCTCCACCGGAGCCGACTTTTTCTTGACAACAGGCTTTTCATCGTCTTCATCGTCTTCATCTTCGTCGACGACCTTGGACTTCTTGGCCGGCTTGGGGTCTTCGTCCCCGCCGCCTTCGAGGAACTCCTTCTTGAGCTCTTCGTAATCGTGCAACACGACAGCGTCGTCCAGCTTCACAACTTTCTTGAGGATGGACTCTTCGTAATCCTCCGAGCGACCTTTGAAGTCAATCGACTCGACTTCATGATAGGTGTGGCCGGCGAATGACTTCTCCGCGAAGCCGACCTTCAAGGTCAAGCCGTTCTCCAGGAAGAAGAACCGACCCCAGTCGTCATCGTCATCCGAGTTGCGGAGCCGGGCGTCGAGGATCTTGCCAAACAAGTGGTAGGAGATGTCCCAGATTTGGATCTTGGCGTCTGGGTCCTTGCGGTTGATGACGTTGATGAGCTGGCGCTGCTTAGGTGCCAAGTCCTTCGCCATCTGCTCTTTGGCTTCGTCGCCTTCCGCTTCCTTCATCAGCTTGGCGCGGAACTCGCAGATTGGACACTTCTGCTTGGCTGTCATGCGCGGGCACAAGAAGGAGTCGTTGTTGGCGCCGACACCGCGATGGACGTAAATGGTCCGTTCCCAGTGGAGGTTTCCTTCTTCCGCCCATGGATTGCCCTCACCCGCCACAAAGGGCAGAATGTCCAGGAGCATCACGCCGGTCTTGGGTTTGAAGAACGTGATGCCGTCCGGCAACTTGAGATAGGGAGACGTGAACCCGGATGACTGTTTAGACGCTCGCTCCCGGGCGGAGGTGTAGCGGCGATCTGTGCTATTTCTGCTCATGTGTTTCGTTTGGTTTTGGTTTGACTAAATCCCGCTTGACGGTGCGGAGAACCCCGGCGGCGAAAAACTTGCCCACCACGTAGGCAAGGACAGCCGCGACAATGATTGAACCGAGGACGGCGAGGATGGTCCAGATGACTGACATCAGTCACCCTCCTCGTCACGCCGGCGAACTTTCTTCTTGGTCATTTCCTCTACTGCGGTCTTGCCCGCAGCGGTAGTGCGGACGGAGGAGAAGTAGCCCATGCCGTGCAAATCGACAAGGAGCGACAAGGAGCGTTTCTTGTGCTCCAGCGCCCACACCACCGCCTGCGCCAAGTCCATGGAATGTTGGATCTCCCGCTCGTTTTCGAGAGCCTCCTGGTATTTGGCGTCCACCAACACGGCAGCGGCCACCGCTGCTTCGGTCAACTTTTCAATCCCATACTTGGCTGGGTTCTCACGAATCCGAGTAGAAGCTTCAGCCTGGGCGACCTTAACCTTGGCAGCGGCTTCGCTCAGGTCACGCTTGAGGTCTGCCGAACGTGTTGAATATTTCAGATAATCGCCCGGCAAACGGATGCACTCACGATCAAGGTTGTTTTCGTCAATTTGGACGACGGAGGGTGTTGATTCTTCGCGGCTCATATAGGTATAATCTTACCGTGTCACGGCCTCGTAACAAGCGGCAGCCAGGCCAGCCTGTTTCGAGTCGTAGAAGTTTTTCGAGAAAATGTCAATGATCTTAAACGCCAGCTCACCGTTCCGCGGATCGTTCAACAAAATGGCGCGAGCGTATCCCAGGATGAGATAGCGGACACCTTCCGGCTCGTCCTTGATCTCTTTCAGCAACTTGGAGACCACCGGCCACTTCGCTCCTTTGAAAAGGGCACGGGCAAGCTCAATCGCCAGATCCTTGTTGATGGTAGAGGCCTGGATGGCAGCCAGCTGCTCAGCCTTACCGGACACGGCGGCCACCTGCTCGAGAATGACAAGAGCCTTGCGGGCAGACCCATCGCTGCTCTCAGCGATTTCCTGGACGACGTCCTCGTCCATCTCCACTTGTTCTTTGCCCAACACCCGTTGCATCAACTGGACCAACGCGGACGGATCCACCATGGACAACTTCACCTCGGTGGAACGGGTGATGATTGTCTTGAGCAGTTTCTGCGGATCAGTGGTGGCCAGGAAGAAGTAGGTGTGGCTGGGAGTGTCTTCCAAAAGTTTCAAGAAAGCGTTCTGGGCGTCCTTGGTCAGCATGTGACACTCGTCAATCAACCAAATGCGAGTGGAACCAGTCATAGGGGACAGGTTGGCGGAGCGCCGCACGTCGCGCACCATGTCAATTCCTTTGAAGTCTGCGCAGTTGATTTCGAGGAAATCAGCATCGCCGCAGTCCAAATGGGTCCGCAAGATCCGCGCAATGGTGGTCTTGCCGACGCCGGACGGACCGCTGAACAAAATGCAATGAGGGATCTTGTTCCGCTCAACCATCTGCTGGAGTGAACGGACCGCGGCTTCCTGCCCAACCACCCCCTTAAGAGTCTTGGGCCGGTATTTTTTGTAGAATTCTGTGGATTCAGTGCTCATGGTGTGTGCAATAGCGAGTCTATCATCTGGCAAAATTTGTGCGGGTCCGTGGTGAACTTTTCAGGATTAAGCGGATGGGTGAAACGGCCCTGCTTGAACTTCACCTCTCGTTTGTCATACCACGTGCCGGAGGGTGGCGCGATTTCGGTCTCAACTTCAAGTGGAATGATGAGCCACTTGTAGAACTTCAAAATGTCGACATTGACGACTTCCTCGACGATGCTCAAATAGTCACGCAGCTCTTCCACCCGGACGTCACCTATCAAGGAGTCATGAATCTGTCCCACCACCTTGGACTTCATTTGATACTTCCGCAGCCGCCGGTTGACTTGGATCAAAGTCCAAAGCAAACAATGGAACGCAGCACCTTGGACTGGGTAGTTGACCACCGCGTTGCGACGGAAGGATCCGTAGACGCGGAAACCGCTCAGCAGATCAAAGTAACCTTTCTCAAGATACTCGGCATACCAATCGCGGCGCCACTTGCCGTAACCTTTGAAACGGTTGTTCCAGAAGTCATTCTCCACGGACTGGACGTGATGCTCGAAGGTATCGTCACCTGGATCCTTTTCCGGGTCGCACAGACCCCGTTCAGTGATTCCTTTTGCTGCCAAATGCTCGAAGAGCGACTTACCGTCCGGCCCAGTGAGCTTGCCGCGCTCAATCCAATCCCACAGCGCCTTGGTGCAGGAGATGTAGAAGTCACCGTAGAACTGCGGAAACACAAATTTGTTCTTCGCACCGTAGCGGGCATCCTTGGACACTTCCTTTGGCTTCAGCATGTAGAGCTGAGCGGCCATGTCACGGTGCATGTCCTTGCCAGGAGTCGTGATGTAGGAGATGAAGTTTTGGTCCTTGTGGTAGCAGGCACTGACAGAAACCTCAACACCTTTGAAGTCATTCTCAGTAAGGACGCAACCTTTGGACGCAATAAAATGCGAGCGGATGATTTTCGCTACCTCTTTGTCGCGGACCGGAAAGTTCTGGAAATTCGGATCATTCGACGAGCTGCGATAAGTCCGCGCCGTGTGCAGGTTAAAAACTGGATGGATGCGATCTCCGACAATCTCGCGCTCAATGCCCTTAAGGTAGGTGCCACGGGCCTTTTGGAAGCCAGCCAGACGTAGCAACTGGGGAATCGCCGGGTGGTCTATCTTTTGGAGAGCTTCTTCATCCGTGGAAGGCTTGCCGGCTTCAGTGTAATCCGTGACCGGAAAGCCCATCTCTCCGTAAAGCAAGGAGCCCAGCTGGTCGTGTGAAGTGATGTTGGCTTTGGCTCCGTAGCGTTTTCGCCACAGTTTCCAAATGTCATTCTTTTCAATGTCCTTCCGCGCGTCGCGGATAATGGTGTCCAGCTCGGCTTTGGTGCGCGACAGTCGCGGAACGTCAATCCTAATGCCGTTGGCTTCCACCCGCGCCAGCTCAATCACGCCTTGGTGGAGGAGCTCATACCCTTCTTGAACAAACGGCTCAATCCTCATAGCCCATTTCCTTTCGCTGGCCGGCGCAGACCAAATACTCTAAGAGGGCGTCGAGGCCACCATATAAAAGCAACTGGTCCACCGGAGCCTGCTGGATGCGGTTGTAGTAATCCTCCTTGGTCGATGACAGGTAGGGCTCAATATGTGCGTTGTAGACAGGCACGCCCAGCGTCACAAGTGCTTGGAATTTGATGGATGTTATCTGCTCGCGGTTGTCCAGGACGTGAGCGGCAATCATCGTGTCCCACCCCCAATTCCGAACGCCGTGCCCAAACTCCTTACGGGTGAATCGTTCCTCGAACTTCAAATTGGAAGCAATCTTCCGCGTCCGCTTTGACCGAAAGAAAAGGCCCGTTGCTTCACGGGCCTTAGGAGTCCACAGATAAGAAATCGTTCGGCTTCCGTTCGACACGGCGCAGGAATAGATCTGTGCCTTGGGATATTCCGGCTTGAGACAGTTAGTCTCGTAATCCACTGCCGCCCACCCGCCTTCAGAATCAATCTGCCGCAAGGCGTTCCACACCTCACGGTCATCGTAAAGGACCTCAACCTGGCTGGCGTAGTCGACAACCGCCGGCGGATCCTTCTTGATTTTGAACGCGGCGCGGAGGTGCTGATAGAACAGACGGTCCATCAGCTGGTTCTTCATCCGCAAAATAAACGAGGGGTGGTAGGTTGGACAAACCCAGTAGTCCTTCAAGGGTATTGTCCAACCCACCCACCTCTCCATGACGCCGACATCTTTCCAGAACGGCGAAAGCACAGAAGCCAAAGCAGCGTGGCCCAACGGAATGATGACCCGTGGCCGGTAGGTCTCTATGGTCTTGACCAAGTTGGGCCGACAGTATGAGATCTGCTTACTGTCAGGCGCCTTGTTGTTCGTAGGGTGACAGATAAGAGCGTTGGTTAGCCACGCATCTCGGTCCAATCTCACATCAAACTCAGCCAACGTCTCGCGCAAGAGCGAACCGCCTGGCCCGACGAAGGGCCGGCCCTGGTCATCTTCCTCTTCCCCTGGTGCATCGCCGACAATCAACACCCCGCGGGAACCATCGCCGTGAACTTCCATCTTGGGGCTTTGACAACCGCGGTAGAGCTTGCAAGCGCCGCAGCGGGGAAGAAGACCCTCGCTGCGTTCCTTTTGAATTTCGGACGAGGAGAAAAACCCATTCACAGACCGAAACCCTCCGCACGACGAGGGTTAAACACAATCTGGTGAGTGAGGCGTCCTTCTCGAATGATTGTGAGGAGATCAGGCAACCAAGTGTCCAAGCCGAAATGGTCAGCCCACTCCTTCAGTCGTTCTAACTTGCGGATGACTTCCTTAATGCTTTCAGGAGTGACCTCACGCATCTCGCACTTGGCGCCCTTGCCGCCGTCTGTGCGGGCGTAAGACCACCCCCGTCCAAATAGTTTTTGGGTGAGGACGTTGGCGCGGTCCGGATCGTCTACGGCCTGGAGGGTGCGAATGAGCTCAAAGTCGCAAGTGAACGGCCGGCGGGTGTAGATGCCGCAGCGGCCTGTCCCAGGTTCCAAATGCTGACAGCGTTTCGTTTCATTGGACTCCTGCCCATCGGACCAAATCTCAATTTTCCGGTCATTGAAAATCACGACACGCTTCTTCGCGCCCGGCGGCTTTTTCTCCGAAGGCAGGTAGTCTAAAGTGAATTTGAAGCAACACCCGCCGCAGCCTGGCGGGCAGGTGTAGTCGCGCAAGAGCAGAGGAGAAACCTTTAAGAGTTTCGGCGAATAGGTCTTGCCCTCCCAGATGAAGCTCTCACGAGCGACGGTGGCCAGATACCGCGTGACTATTTTGTCGAGGCTGTCTGATTGCATGTGGCTAGAGCTGCTTGAGCAGCGACCCGGTCTTGCGTTCTGAGTTTTTTCAACTGGCGCTTCTGTGACTTGGTAAGCTTCACCCGGTCAGGATTGATAACGGATCCCGTGTCCTTTTGGACGATGTAGCGAGTGCCGGAACCAGGAAGGCGATAGAGTTTGTCTTCCGTGTCCTTTTTCCCCGTGAAGATGGCGTGGACCATTCGTTTTTCGCGGCTCACGACTCATCCTTTCCCGTTTCCTCTTCCTTGGTGGTTTCCGTGGGCTTGCCCAACACCGTGACGTAGGCCCAGTGCCCACCGTTGACTTTGAGCTTGGAATCACCGATGCGGGCTTCGTTGTGGTGCTCGCTGATGTGCATCAGGAGGGTGGGCGCGATAACGAATGTCATGGGAGGACCTTCATAGGCAACACCCTTCCGCTCTTTATACCAACCGCTCAAGCCTTCACCGGAAATTTCAATCTGGCCGGCGGTCAAGCTGACGCCGACAAGAGGGTCGCCCGACTTGTTGGAAGCGAACACGGCGGCGCGCTCACTGGCTTCTTTGACGCCCTTTGGAATAGTGATGTCGTGACCCTTGACTTTGATCTGTGCGCCCAGGTCCGGATAGTCTTCGCGATAAAGCCGGCAGGAGAAGATCAGGTTGCTTTGATTCTTGAAGTGGACCCACGACTTTGTCACAGCCATCTGGTCCATGCCCAGCGAAACAATGTGGTTCAACGAGGAACCGCGCACCAGGATGGACTCCTTAACGCCCGTGGGCAGTTTGACCCGCATGATTTGGAGATTGTCGCAGGCTTCCACATACTCAGGGTGAATATGGATGCAGGTAAGCACGAAGCGAGATTCGTCCGTTGATACGCAGTGCTGGACCAATCCTACGGCCTCCGTAAACTCTTTCGGCAACGGCGCCCACTTTTCCGGAGTCTCCACGCGATCAATTGGAAGGAAGATCTCGGCGTCCTTGGTAATGCCGAACCGCTTCCGCTTGCCGGCGAACTCCAGCTCACCCTTCTCGTTCTCGCGGATCTTCAACTCCTCGTCCGTGATCTTGCCCAGGATGTCCAGGAGGGCTGCCGCTTGCACGGCGCCGCTCAGTTTCAATCCGACCTCCTTCCGGCAAGCGACTTCGTCGTTAAAGGTCATCACCTGACCGTCCGCGAACACGAAGCAGCTGGACTGCTCAATAAATTCACGAGGGGAAAGGCCAGCCTTGACAGCTTCCAGGTTGTTCAAAAACTCTTCGCGGTTGATGTTCATGTGTAGTGTTATCTCTTTTTCTTACGACGCAAATAGGCCTTCAAACGATCAGTGGTCGCGGACTGCCGTTGGGCGATGTTGTGGAAAGTCAGCATGATGTGAGGCCGCTCCTTGGGGATGAGGGCTTCAGGAGTGTCAACAAGACCGCCACCGCCCGAAAAATAAATTCTCATACTCCAAATCCTTTGTGGTAGTCCACGGCCTGTTTCTCAACGATAGAATGATCTAACGGATACGGCCACTTGGGTCGACTTCTTTCCAAGCCCTTCAAGTAAAGGAGGTTGGCAGTGGACCGGGCGCGGTGATGCGACGTGACACCGAACTCAGCCATCTCACCTTTTTTGTCGGTGGAGCCCATCGGAATGCCCAACTCCTTCAACCACCGCAGTGCCGTGGCGCGGACGTTTGGCACGACGTTGTTGATGTGCTTATTGGCTTCCTTCTCACGTGGGGCCACCTTCCGTCCAGCGGCCACTAGAGGCTCACCGTAGTCGGCGACAATGTCGTTCGGATCAAGTTTCTTGTCCTTGGACGGGCGAGTGGAAAAGTTGATCATCAACGGCGGCTTGTCATACCGCCAGCCCTGAGTGTCGGACCAACGCGGAATGTAGAGCCACCCGTAAGCCGAGAGCTTCACCCAAGTAGCGGAATCCACCGACCACCACGGATAGCGGCAAAGCAGCTCCCACGATGTCATTGCGAAGCCGTGTGTGCGGATAAGAGGATTCCGTCCATTTGATTCCGGGCAGATGTGAAGGAAAAACTTATCGGCCCAAGAGAAATACTCATGGCGGCTGACACCCTGGCCTAGTCCGCCAACACCTAGCAACTCATATTTCTGCTCAACTCCGCCGCTCTTATTCTGAGCAGTGGCTTCCACGTAGCGGTCCACCCACTCCATCGGAGTTCCAAAGTGGATGATAGGAACCGGCGACACGCCATGCTCCTTTTCAAAATACTGCTGGATCTCCCAGGTCTTCTCCGGATTGGAAATGGCGTCCACATTGGCCCAAATGACATCAGTGTCTTTGAGCTTTTTCATCAACGCCGCGTAGGAGTCGCAGTATTTTCTGAACGGCGTGCCTGGCCGGAGGTCATAGTAAGAAAAGTCACCCTGGCTCCAACGAACCTTGGGCTTGGCCAGCTCACGGCCCGTGCGGCCTTTCCGTTTGCTGAGCTTTAGAACTTCGAGGTTGTAGAGGGAGTGAGCGCCACTGTCAACAAAGATAGATTCTGAATAAATTTCGGAGGTATCACTCATGGTGATGTTATCTGCCTCAGGACTGCGGGGAGTTCGCAATAGCAAAAAACTCTTCGCGGACGACGCCTTTCAGAAATTCCCCGCGCAGCGACGACGTGACGGTGTGATGGCCTTGTTTGCAAATCCCGCGCGACTCCATGCAGAGGTGGCGAGCTTTGATAACGACTCCGACGCCTTTGGGCTTAAGGTGGGTCTGGATGGCGTCAGCGATTTGAACGGTAAGTCGTTCCTGAACTTGGAGTCGTCGGGAGAAAATCTCCAGAACACGCCCCAGCTTGGAAAGACCCACCACCCGTTTATTGGGAAGGTAGGCGATGGTGGCCGTTCCGAAGAAAGGAGCAAGGTGGTGCTCGCAGTGAGAGTAGAAAGGAATATCTTTGACCACGACCATGCCGTCATATTTTTCGCCTCCGTCTTTGAACGATTTGAGAACCGCTGCCGGGTCTTCCTTGTAGCCGCCGGCCCAATGTGTCCAGGCTTTGGCGACGCGGGCGGGGGTTTCTTGGAGTCCTTCGCGTGAAATGTCTTCACCGAGGGATTCCAACAGATTCAGAATAATTGTTTCAGGTTTCATTAGAAGTAACGACCCCTCCGAGGGGCACCAACGGACGGCTGCGGTAGTCGAGGCTGTCCACTTTGTAAAGTTTGTGAAGCTGATAGCCGGCGCGGAGATCCCATTTGGGGTTATGCGTCACAGCCCGGCTAATGGCTTCCAGGACTTGCGGATTGTCGCGCTGGCTCCATTCAGGATGAAGCCAAATGGGCACTTTGCACTCCCACGTGGAAGGAGCGGAAGCGACGATCTTGCCCAAGTAGAATTGAATGTCTTCTGGTTTCTGGATAATGAGCTTGAACTCGTTAGCCATCATGGTAGCCGGCAAAATCAAATCACCCCAGCGTTTGGGCGACACCGTGACCCAATCGAAGGTGCCGAGGATTTGGAAACCGCCGCTGGTCTCCAAATGGACTTTGATGTGGTGCTCTTTAAGAACGGCCGTCAAAAGAGTGAGGTCGAAGATGGTGGGCTCTCCGCCGGTGATGACCACCATGGTAGCTCTGCTTTCAAGAACGTCACGGACCAGCTGCTCAACGGTCATGGTTTCACGGTCCGCGGGGACCCAATCAGGGTGCCACGTGCCGGCGGAGTCACAGAAGGGACATTTAACAGGACATCCCATGGTGCGGATGAAGAACGCCCGCCGGCCCATGTGGACGCCCTCACCCTGCCACGTCAGGAACCGCTCGTGGATGGGGTAGGAGTTTCTCACTCGGCGTAGGTGGATGAGTTTTTGGAATCCTCGAAGCAGGTAACCTCAATCACCCGCAGTCCACGATCACGGAAATCCTCATTGAAGGATCGCTCAAGAAGCAGATTCACCTCATCGTAGACGAACTTCGCCAACCCTTCCATACCGCAGTTGGGGACGATGATGACGGTAGACAAGGAACGCAGCACCTGGTAGGGTGTCAACTCTTCCACCACCAAAGGATCATCAGCGTTGAGCAACAGAGTGTGATCAAAATGGGCTGTCAAGAAATCCTTCACGGCCTTCATTTTCCCAACATCAAGAACGAAGCCGTTGGCGTCGAGGACGTTGGCGCTGAGGACAATGCCCCAACCCCAATTATGCCCGTGAATCAAACGACAGTGGCCGTCATGTTTCGGTTGGCGGTGTGCCGCCGGAAAATCGCGATAGGATTTCTTGACAGTGTGCATAGACTATTTCTTGGACTTGGCCGGCGCCGCGGGTTTGATACGATACTCAATCCGCTTCCGGTATTCAATAATCTCCTTCTCCGCGGCGTAGTAGAGGCGTCCGCGGGCCTGGTCCAAATCGACACCAGCAGCCTTGGCAATTTCGGACTCGTCCTGCCAGTCATTGGAAAGGACGCCGTTCACCTTGTGAGAGATCGTCCCCTTGGCGCAGCCAAACGCATCGCGCTCAACTTTCGTGGAACTCGCCACAGCCTTCGCAGCCTTGACGACTTTGTCCGCCGAGGGCTTCTTGGCCTTGACCTTGTTCTTGGTCTTGCTTTTGGCCTTGGGTTCCTTCTCAGGATCCGCCGGCACGGAGGTTCCTTTGTCCGAACGATCCTTCTTCTTTTTCGCCGGAGCCGCTTCGCCAGATTCCACCGTCACGTCTTCGCCGGCTTTGGCGATGTCGTCGTAAAGATTGAGATACTCGTCCGGAACGGTGGAGCGATCCACCTTTTGCGGAACCTGTTTGACGCGAGACTGGAGCTTATCGAGGTCCCAGTCGCCTGCCTTGGGGAAGCCGACGGCAACCATCAGGGCCACGGCTTGTGCTAACTTGATTTTCATGTTTGGTTTTTGTTTGTTGACCGTCTTCAAGAGATATAATCTGCGAAAGTCCTCGCCGCCCCAAAGTTTTTACCACGTGGACCGCATCGCTGGATTAGCGAGGGCGAGAGAGCCGGCGACATGAACGCAGCGATTTTCGTAATATACCCCTTCGCGCAACAGGATCCAGTTCAATCGGTAGAGACCTTTAGCCTTCTCTTCATCGTCCTGATTGATGCCCACCATGCCCGTGACGTGCGAGAGCTTTCGCTTGTCTTCACTGAAGTTCTTCTTCGTTAAAATCCGAGTGTCATAGGACGCGGCATCTGACTGCGTCGCGGTCACCACCAAGACGTGGTAGTCCTGGGACAACCGCCGCAGCGCCTTCCAGGTTTCGTTCGTTTGATGACGGAAATCCATTCGCTGGGCTGACGTCTCAGGAGCGAGAATGTCTGCGTAGTCAATCACCACCACGTCAGGAATCCAGCCGTCCTTGATGGCTTGGTCCATGCTCATCCGAATGTCTTCCACCTTGGTAACCGAGTTGGAAGTGCATTCAAGTTTCAACAAAGAGGAAGTGGAGGCTGTCAGCTTGTGGATCTCTTCCTTGGCCGCCCGCCACTCCTTGCCTGAAATCTTCTCCTTGTAGGTCACCGACGAGGACTTCACTCTGACAGACTCACCTTCAGGTTTTTTGATCCGCTCTGGATAAACCACTGTGGCCGAATGGATAGGACGCCGCGCCGCCCTCACCACGAACCGTTGCATCATTTGTCGCTTGGACATGTCACCAACCGAGAAAAACATCGTCCGGCGTTTCTCCTTCACTGCGGCCCGCCACGCGATGTCGATCAACCAAAACGTCTTGCCGCGCTTTTCCGGAGCCAGGAAAGAAACGAACCCTTCACGACACAGATGACGGTCAAAGAACTCGCCGACCGCTCCGGGGTAACGGATCAGGGTTTGATCCTCCTGGTCCTCGATGGCCTCTCTCCAGGCATCGTCGTCCGTAAGCACGTCAACCACCGACGCCTTGTCGAACTTCACTGGATGGAACGCAGCCAGCCTCTCAGCCACGACGTCCAGGTCCTTGCGTACCAGGCCCTCCTCCAGCTCGTCTTTCAGCCGCTCATATCGCACCTGGGAGAACAACCGCGACGCCACGTCCACCAGGTAGTCCTCATTCAACTCCTTGGCCAGGGCGCGGTAGTCGTCACTCAAAGTTCCTAAGAACTTCTCGACCATCTCAACCACGGACTCGTCTGAGTGCTTTCCGGCCCAGGCGTTAAAAAGCAGCTGGATGGATCCGCGTGGGGCTTTTCCGTATTTGGAATGGAACGCCGCACACCACTGGTAGATTTGGTTCGACCACTTTGACCGGAAGGGCTTGGACTCACCCTTCAATCCGGTCACCACTTTCTGCAAGACCCTGGTGTTGACAATCAGGCCGGTGAGGACTGAACGCTCATCATCTGACTGATATTTTTTGACTTTCATTAAACGGTTCGGTGACTTGTAATCTCCACCTGGATGCGTTCGGCGGGAGGCGGAGGAGCGTTCTTATTCACCCAATTTTCAATCTGCAGGAATTTGGAACGGAAGGAGGAGGCACTATCGGCCATGGGCTTGAACTTATCTGGTGGCGCTTTGATGTAGGACATGAGGACTTGTTTCAGGCGAGGACGATCACCTTCAATGTCCTGGAGGAGAAGCCGCATTTGGGAATACCACAACTTTCGATTGATTCGCTTTCC